TCAACCTCAAATGCTACATAAGTCCATGATGTAGCCAATGCACTTACAAGAGCATCTTGAATAGCATCACGCATAGACTCGTTACCTGCTGGTGCTGCTGCATGAGTAATTACAACAACATCAGTTCCTGTGCTAGCCTTGTAGTGCACGTGAACAACTGTAGTTGATTCTTGCTCAATCAATACAATACCTGTCGCAGAGATCAATTGACGCTGCTCGTTTGTTACTGGGATACTTAAAAATTTCTCCATCTTGTTTTTTGGTTTTAGTGTACACAAATATATGGAAAAATTGAATATCGAATTTCATGTCAAAGTTCTTCTTCCCTATATATATATATATACTTATTTATATATTATTATTTTTTTTAATTTTAAACCAGTTAAAAAATCGACATAATCTATCAGTAGATTGAATATCAATTAGTTACGTGACATATTTTCGTACATCTCATGTTAGAAAATCTAACATGAACAGGAAAAAAGAAAGGGACTCCTAAAAGTCCCTTCTCTCAATAAACCCAGAAAACTATTACTTCAAGAACATCTCCTTAATATCTTCGACATTCTCTGCTTTCTGGATACCTAGTGACACAGCCTCAGAATACATCTCAAGCTTCTTTGCTTTCTTCAGATCTTTCCTGATCTGAACAGCCTCTTGGATACCAGTGATCCCATTAGGACGGTTGTTTATCAAACGACCATTCTTAATTGTTAGTCCATCGTACATGTACAAATATAAGCATTTAGATGATAGGACTGATTGGGTAATACCGTAGGTTTTGCGTAGCGGACGAAAAACGGAAACGGATTTTTTTCGGCATGGGGGGGATGATGGCCTGACAGGTCCTTCTAGATTTTTTGGCTTTTTGCTACAGCCATGAATCCCAACAGCCATGATCAGTCCACACCTACCCACCTGCCTTCCTTCCTGCAATGATCCTACCTACCTGCCTGCCTTCATTCATGCAATGCGAAGCACAAATACATACATGCGAAAAGCGATTACTTCATTGGAAAAATAATAGGACAACAAAGGGAGATCCACTAAAGGAATGCATTCCAGGCAAAGCAAAAAATTCAAAGAGATAAACAGATCCTTTGTGTTATACCCCACAGCGAAATGATATGAACAAATGAACCGTACATTTGTCATGAAATTTTTATCGCTGATTTTCAGTTAGTTAAGATAAACTTAAAAAAATATTGAAAATAAATTAAACGAGTATTAGGAATTGATAAAGTAATCGACCATCTTTGAACTATCGATTGCAACTAACTCATACGGAGTTCTAGTATTCGATGGGAGTACCTCTCTCTTCTGCGTGTAGTTACGTATGACAAGGTCAGTTACGGCAATGGTTGAAATAGCCCATCCAAAGGTAACATTAGCAGAGGCACACGGATGCACGCTGAGAAAAAAAATACGCAAGCGATAGCAAGCGTTGAACTAGAAAATTACAAGCCACATGGGATCTTCCTTTGTGGCTGTTTATATTCCCCACATTATAGATGTGGCCTTCGATGGCAATGGGGAACACACATTTAAAACCCAATTGAAACATGGTAACTATTCAAAAAGTAATGGAAAAACACTACATAGTCAAGGTAGGAGATATGTACTTTGATTTGTACATAGACTTGAATGAAGATGGTAATTATGATTGCTTCTTTTTTGACGAATACATGGAAGCAAAAAGTATTAATGAACTAAAAAACAGAGTTAAAAAATTTATCACTAATCACAATTAATCATGGAATTACAAGAAAACATGGAATGGCTAATGCAATGGTTTCCTGATGAAAATCACATCAGAGGATTTGAGTTAGCAAAGAAAACTCCTCATAGTAAAAGCACTTCGTACCATTCGGGCGGAGGGTATACGCATCTGTTCTTACATCTAATGGATGGCAAGGTGATGGCGATACACTTTATGGATTTTGAGGTAGAAACCTCAGAGAAGAGTTTTGATACCTTAGAAAATTATCTTAATGAATGTTTTAACACTTACTAAAATGAAAAATGTAACTATTGAAGATTTGCAGTCATTCAATCGAGAGCAGTTAATCGAATGGCTTTGTTGGAATGACAGAAATGGTATCTACAGAGATGAAGATGCCATAGGTGAGGGATTCGATCCGTTAACATTAGAAGAGGCATTAGAAATAGCAACTGAACAAATAAAAGGGTAATGAATAAGCAAGATGTAAAGGCATGGCTAATAGCCATAGCAGTCCTGGGGATTGCAGTTATTATAGGCAGTTATTTTGGAATTGAACTTGAAAAAACTATTTGGTAAAATGAGACTATCAGAAGCAAGAGAACAAAAAGAAATTGCATTCGAAAAGGAATGTAGAAAAATGGGCAAAATAAATGCCATGAAAAAACAGATGATTGAAGAAACAATAAAGTCTGAATTGGAAAGGCTTTATCTGATATTAGATCTAAAGTATTACACAAATGCTAAGGCATCAATACAAAGATTAATAGAATTAAACGATAAATTATCCGAACTATGAAAAATAAGATAACACTATTCGACATTTTCCAGGCAATCATCGCAATTGCATTAATTGGAGGATTCGGCTTTATGGTCGGAGTCCACATCCTAAAATAGGCCATCTATGGAGCATGGAGGGAATCGTTTCCCCTCATGGCCTCAAACTTAAACCAAAAAAATATGGAACTCAAAAAAGGGGATAAAATCCAAATCAAATTAAGGCAAGATGAAATCTATCAAGTAACTTTTGTTGATTATTCAACTACCAAAGGAATCGCTTGGGGAAAGTTCATTAATGCTGAAGGGGAAGTTCAAACCAAACCATTTTCTTTAAGCAGTATCATAAATAAATAATCAAAATCTAATATGGAAAAAATCAATTTAGATGCTGAGTTCAGCACAAACCAGGCAAAGGCCAAACTTTTGATCATGATTCGTTCACTAGATGTTATGAGCGAAAATTTCGAAGAAAAATGCAGAGAATCTGCAAGAAAAAATTTCGAATCTGATAACATGAAAAGATGTGAGGATCATTTCTTCCTATTTGCATCGGGCATGCCATCGGCTTTTGATAAACTATTCAAACTTTAATTTAAACCAAAAAAAACTATGAACATTTTTGAAAGTACAAAAAATCGATTTGGTTATTCAGATGCAATGAGCAAGTCAAATATTTGGGAGAGGTACGCAAATTACTTTGCGGGCGAAGAAATCATAGAGGAGGGATTCAATCTTAACTCTGGGTATCTATACTTAGCATTAGAGAACGGTGTCACAATTGCATCATGCTTTGGTCAACCTGCTGAATTCTTTGTGTATGACGAAGAAACAGAGGAAGAAATATCTTTCTTATTCTATCAAGATTTACAAAATTATTTAAATAAATGAAAGCAGTAATCTATATGCGAGGGATCTATGGAAGATCCTTCGCACAAACCAAAGAATTCAAAGACGATAAACATCTAGACAATTGGCTTGCCTGGATGGACAAAAATCAAGATAGAGTAAAAGTAATTGGAACAAAAATAATTTAAGACTATGGAAAATTTAATCAGAGAAAAATTAGTGGAGTACTACAGAGAGTGTAGTGTAGATAGGTACGGGCAAGTGGGAGTGATTCGAGCATACGATGTATTCAAAGATCAGACAGATGATGTGATGGAGTACGCTAAAGAAAATAAATCCTTGATAAATATATCAACCTATGGTGGTAGACTAGGTACATTCAGAGGTCTACAAATATTGGATTCAGATTTACAAAGTGAATGCAGAAATGCATTAAGAAATAATGAGAATTATGTATACGCAATGACACATTAATAACATGAACAAAACAGAATTCTTTAAAACGTATGGTCATCTGTTGGTAAAAGTTAACGAAGATGATGCTAGTACTGGGGACTACATGCTGTACTATCCAGAGGAGAAACAAATTGCCAAAGATTATTTGGACAATGGGTACATGGTTGCCTCAGTTTTTGAGGTTGAGAATGAGGAAGACAATGTGTTGCTAGACAATGACATCAGCAATGCACACCACAAAATTGGACTACTAATATTAGAAAAATGAAAGCACTACTAATTGCCCTATGCCTATGGGGATGTGATGACAAAATTAAAATTGAGAAAGCAGGTGATGTGGATGGTCGCAAGACCTACCACGTAAAGGTAGGTAAGCACACCTACGAGTATATGTATGCAGAAGAGATTGCCAATGCCTTGAAGACAGGTGATTGGGTATATAATGAGGACTTAAAATAAAATAACTATGCCTAATTGGTGTTCAAATGAAATCACAATTTCCGGAGACGTTACAAGGATTGTAGAGGCTCTGGAGTCTATTGAAAGTAAGCAAGAGAATAATGTATTCAAGACATTAATTGATGTCCCACAGGATGAGGACTGGTACAACACAAATCTAAAGTACTTTGGTACAAAATGGGATGTATCTTACTATGAATGTGATCCCCAAGAATTTGATGGAGGATTGGTGCTAATGCCCAATACTGCATGGTCACCACCGATTGAGTTTGGTGTAAACTTAGCCAAGAAGTATGGTGTAGAAGTGGAGATGTACTACCATGAATCTGGCATGGATTTCTGTGGCAAGACATCTATCAACTCAGATGGAACATACACAGAGGAGGATTATGGATACATGGAGGGACTCTACAATTTTGATGCAGACTATTTCTGGGTAGAGATTGAGTCCTACATAGAGTACGCAAAAGAGGATGGACAATCTGTCGAGGAATTCCTAGAAGATTATGACTACTTACCTACTTATGACAAGAAAGAACTAACTAAAATATACAATGAAAGCCTTTGAAATTAACACAACTGCATGGGATGAGGAGAACTTTGTAATCCTCACAGACTTGAATGAGATTCAAATTAAAAAAGTGATTGAGCCCATAGTTAATCGGGAGCGAGAGTATGGTGAGGAGTATACCAACGATACGCTCATCGATGCCCTATTGGATGCCTATCCAGAGAACCAATTCTATTCATACACAACACCTAAACTAATCAGCATATGAGAACTATTGAAGGATTAGAGAACGACTTTCTCAGAAGTGAAATCAAGAGGCTCAAGGAGATCCGAGAGGATCAGGAGCAGATGTTGGTGGATGACATCTACCAGTGGATAATGTCCAACGAGGACATGGGCATGGGTGAATGTGCGGATGCACTATACGAGGCACAAAAAATTGTACACAACTGGAAAAGAAAATGCAAATGAATGTATTCAAATTAAAAATTAACAACTGGGAAGGTGACCAGTGTACCTTATACACCACCTTGACTGAGGAGAATGTAAGGAAGGTAGTAGAGCCAATGGCAAAGCAACATGAGGAGATGAATTATTTCATCGAGGACTACATCGTTGCATTGGAGGATGCATATCCTAAGAAATTAATCTTATCAAATTTAAGTGACACCATAACAATTCAACTATGAAAATTACAATCGAAGTAAATGTACCGGAGGATGTGGATTTAGATCACACCTATCAGGCAGTAACAGATGCATTGTATCTGCCACGTAGTGTAACTCAAGCAGAGTATACACTAGTATCAAGTATCCTTAATCAGTTAGCATCAAAGAAGTCAAAGGATGTACTCAAGCATGGGTTCAGGGACTGGGCGGAGACTCACCATGAGGTGGTGTGTACCATCCATGCACTGATTGACAATGAAACAATACCATCTAGGCTACAAAATATCCTAGATACTGAGGGTACTGGTGGACTTTATGATCTAGGTATAGACTTGACAAATGACTTTGAGAATACCTATGTCGGAAGGGTATGGGATGGAGACTGGATTGATACTATTATTGATTTTGTAAACGAAAAACTACAATGACACTAGAAGAAAGACTACGGATGTACCAGATGGTACATGGAATGAATGACAGACTGCTTTATCTGGATGAGAAAAGAAAGGCAAAGTTCATCAAAGCAATTGACTCATTGTTCACCAAGTACCCATGCCCCAGAGAGGTAAGGTATGGATCAGAAGCAAGACTAAAGTATGGAAGCGAAGCGAATGTTTAATGTGTACTACTATGGCAACCTGTATGCAAGGTTGCTATGTACCACCAAGTGGGAGGCTATCGACAGGATTTGCAATGAGCATTACTGGTTAAATAGAAGTAAAGTTTCTGCAAAAAAAGATTGACATTGTCTATTTATTGTTTTATATTGTATCAAATTTAAATCAAATCTAATGGAATATGACGAGAGTGAAGTATTTATCAATGAGGAAGTTGAGTTCAGCATTGATAATAAGGACTACCTATGGGTAGGAAGTTATGAGGTGCACCAGTATGGTGAGGAATCCACTTGGGATTCAATGGGAATCGGTGAGACTGAGATCAATATACTATCTACCATTCGCCTATGCGAACACGATGGTGATGATTGGTTTAACATCACACCCACAACAGATCATATGCATGGTCTTGTAGAACAAATAATCAAAAATTTATGAGCGAGTTAGATGTTATGTTCACAGCTGGACTACTGGTTGTGTTGGCAAACTTTACCGTATCAAGAATGATCAGAAAAAGTGATGACTCTAACAAGGGTCATCAACTTCTGATTGAGGTGGCAAGTCTTGGACTGCTTATAGTATCATTTATTATTTATATAATTATAATATCATGAAAATTGAAATCTTTAATAACTATTTAGAAAACATTATCAAACTTTATTCCATCCCCATAGAGTGGATCTTCTCAAAGAATAAAAAGATGGAGGTAGTAGATGCAAGACACATGCTGTACTACCTGTGCTCAAAGAGAAACATACCGGTGAGTTACATCCAGAGGTACATGGACATGAATGGGTATGTGATAGGTCACTCATCCATTATTCATGGGATCAAATCAATTGAGAATAAAGTACAAGCAGACGCAGACTATAAACAACTAATTAAAAATCTAGAAAAATGAAATCAGAAAAATCAGTATTCGAAAGACTATCAGCCATCAATGTTAACGAGCATGTTGAGAAGAAGGACAACCTCACCTACCTATCATGGGCATGGGCATGGTCTGTGACTAAGAAGGAGTGCCCAGATGCATCTTATAAAATTTTGCCTACAGAGTACGATGATGACCTTGGATTCATGTGCCATAGCGAGGTGACTATTGAGGGTCAGACACTTGAGATGTGGTTGCCTGTCATGGATGGCAAGAACAAGAGCATGAAAAAGAAGCCTTACTCCTACGCTACCAAGTACGGAGACAAGCAGGTGGATGCAGCAACTACGTTTGACATCAACAAGACAATGATGCGTTGCTTGGTTAAGAACCTAGCCATGTTTGGATTGGGCATCTACATCTACGCTGGTGAGGATCTTCCAGAGAGTGAGCCAAAGGTGGTAGAGGAGAGCAGACCTACAGCACTGGTTACATTGGTGAAGGACAGTGATGATTGGAAGAAGGTGATAAAGTATGTGGCTGACAATAAGAGCAAGGGTCTGGCATTCATTGGCAAGCAGTTGAATACTAAGTATGACATGTCTGTAGAATTGAAGAAAGAAATAGCCGACTTGGTTAATGCTTAGACATGGATCACTATTCAGTGGAATCGGGGGTTTTGATTTGGCCTCCGATTGGATGGGATGGGAGAACGTGTTCCATTGTGAATGGAATCCATTCGGTCAGAGAGTCTTAAAATATTATTGGCCTAATTCAATATCACACAATGACATTACCAAGACAGACTTCTCTATTTACAGAGGAGAAATTGACATCATTACAGGAGGATTCCCATGTCAGCCCTACTCAACAGCAGGGAAGCGACTCGGCAAGGAGGATAACAGACATCTCTGGCCTGAAATGCTTAGAGCAATTCGAGAAATCAAACCACGCTGGGTTGTGGGCGAAAACGTTCGTGGGCTTATTAGTTGGAATGGAGGGATGGTATTCGAAGAGGTGCAAGTTGACCTGGAATCTGAAGGGTACGAAGTCCAACCGTTTATACTTCCAGCTGCAAGCGTCAACGCTCCCCATCTTAGACAAAGAGTATGGTTCGTTGCCCACTCCATGTGCGTACGATTGGAACAGTCCAAAGAAACCGGAGACATTTCAGAAAGCAAAGGAAAGACATGCACTGAAGGGAGTAAATGTTCAGAATCCTTTGAAGCAAATGGCATCAATGGGAATGCTTCCTACTCCAGTATCATCGGACAAGAATGCAGGAAGGAGAGGGAACGCTCCGAGAGAGGGTCACAATCCCATGACAAACAGTTTGAAGGATGCAATAAATTACCAAGAGCAGACTTCGAAATGTTCCCATCTGTCCCCCCAATTTGTGATGGAGATGATGGGCTTTCCAGTAGACTGGACTCTATTACCTTTCCTAAATGGAGAAAAGAATCAATCATGGCAGGAGGAAATGCCATAGTACCACAGGTAGTCTATCAAATATTTAAAACTATAGAAAAATATGAACACAATAATCGATGAGCTCAGGGATGATGATGAGTACTACAATGGTAAGGGTAAGTACTACCTATCCAACTCAGACATCTATGCATTGCTCACAAATCCTAAGCGATTTAGAGCCCGATCAGAGGACTCAAAACACTTTCATGAGGGGAGACTATTCCATCAGTTAATTCTCGAGCCTGAGAAGGCTGTAAACGTGCCACAGGTGGATGTCAGTACACGTAATACAAAGGAGTACAAGAAGTACCTTGAAGATTATGGACTTGAGTTCGCTATGTTGACCAAGGAATACGATGAGATTGTTCGTCTTGCTAGTGTAATGAAGTCAAACTTCCAGTTCTACAATGACATCTATAAGTATGGCAACCTATACGAGGAGCCAATCATTGGTGAGATTAAGGGACTGCAATGGAAGGCGAAGGCAGACATCGTTACTAGCGATTCAATCATTGATCTCAAGACTACATCAGACATCAACAAGTTCAGATGGTCTGCAAAGAGTTACAACTATGACTCTCAGTGCTACATTTACCAGCAATTATTTGGAAAACCCCTATACTTTTACGTTATTGACAAGGAATCTGAGCAGCTTGGTCTGTTCAGACCATCCGAAGAGTTCGTGAAGGGCGGAGAAGCCAAGGTAGAGCGAGCAATGGAGGTATACTACAAGTACTTCGGACCAAATCCAACAGATGATATTGACAATTACTTTATAAACGAAACACTTTAATCAAATGGAAAAGAAAGAAACAATTTACGCAAACGGATTCGTAGCAAAGAGAACTGAAAAGGATCCAGACTTCATGGTAGTTAGACTATCAATCTCTAAAGATGATGCCATCGCATTCATCAACAAGCATGCAAATGCTGAGGGATGGGTCAACTTAGAGATTAAAAATGGTAGAGAGGCCGGCAAGTTTAACGTAACTCTCAATACCTATCAAGCTCCTAAGAAGAAGTACGATATGAATAAGGGGACTAAATGGGAGTCTCCGTTCTAAAAAATGGAGGGGGTAACTCCCCCTCTTTTTTTTCTCTAACCCATGTCATTTTTGCTTTTCCCTATATATATATATATACTACTTATATATTATTATTTCTTTGAATCTAAAAGGAAATTTAAATTGACATAATCGACATTGGGTTAATTATCAGTAAGTTACACGACACATTTACGACATTCATCTGACATTTATGACATATCAAGTAACAATATTCCAGAATATTAAGGAGACAAGTACCCCATTCCATAGGAATATTGGTCTAATCCTAGAGCGAATTAAGTCTGGATCATCTAAAGATCTGGTTAAAAAAATCAGGGCAGAGAAGCGGAAGCCTGAGCGACAAGAACTAAAGAAGCAGTTGCCTGCGATATGCTTCAGTGGTATATTCACCAAGCGATCCGATACCTCCATCACGGAGCATAGTGGTCTGATATGTTTGGACTTTGATGGCTATCAAGGACAGAAGGAATTACTACAGGACAAGGAGAACTTGTCTAAGAACAAGTACGTCTACTCAGTATTCATCTCACCATCAGGCAATGGACTTAAGGTATTGGTAAAGATACCGGCAGACATAGACAATCACATCAACTACTTTAACAGCCTAGAGAAGTACTTCAAGAGCCAATACTTTGACAAGACTAGCAAGAACATATCACGTGTATGCTACGAGTCTTATGATCCACTCATCCATGTGAATGAGAACTCATCTGTATGGGACGTACTGGAGGAGCCAGAGTACACAGAGGTTAGCAAGTTCAAGGACAAGCCAACCATACCTATCACTGATGAGAACAAGGTGGTTGACATCTTGGTCAAGTGGTGGATGAAGAAGTACCCAATGGTGGAGGGACAGCGGAACCATAACGTGTACATCCTAGCGATGGCATTCAATGACTTCGGTATCAACAAGAGCCTTGCATCCTACGTGCTGAACCAGTACGCTACGGAGGACTTTTCTATACGTGAGATAGGTATGACAATTGACTCAGCCTATCGGAACACCACCAACTTTGGTACCAAGTACTATGAGGATGAGGAGAAGATTAACTCAATCAAGGCTAAGCTGAGAAGGGGTGTATCAAAAAAAGAGATACGTATCCAACTACAGGACTCCCAACTGGATACGGATACTATCGAAGCAGTATTGACCAAGGTGGAGGAGGAGAATTCAAAGAAGACATTCTGGGAAAAGAGCGAGAAGGGAGTCATTCGAATAGTACACATTCAGTTCAAGCAGTTCCTTGAGGACAATGGATTCTATAAGTACTGCCCAGAGGGTAGCAAGAACTACGTGTTCGTGAAGGTTACCAACAATCTGATTGATCATACATCTGAGAAGGAGATTAAGGACTACGTTCTGAACCACCTGCTTGAGTTGGATGACATCATGGTGTACAACTACTTCGCTGATCAGACTAGATTCTTTAAGGAAGAGTTCCTATCTATGCTATCAACCATAGACATCTTCTTCATTGAGGACACCAAGGATACATCCTACCTGTACTACAAGAACTGTGCTGTGCAGGTAACCAAGGATGGGGTAAAGCCAATTGACTACATTGACTTAGGTGGATACGTGTGGAATGATCACGTGATTGACCGCAACTTTATCATGTGTGATGTCACAGATGCATGCAACTATAAGAAGTTTATACGAAACATCTGTGGGGATGATGATGGTAGGGTACAGGCGATGGAGAGTAACATAGGGTTCCTGATGCATGGCTACAAGAACCTAAGCTTCTGTCCGGCAGTGATCCTTAACGATGAAGTGATTAGCGACAACCCTGAGGGTGGCACAGGCAAGGGTCTGTTCATGAACGCACTGGGAAAGATGAAGAAGGTGGTAACAATTGATGGCAAGTCATTCACCTTTGAGCGGAGCTTTGCCTACCAGTTAGTGTCTGCCGATACGCAAATCCTAGTGTTCGATGATGTGAAGAAGTACTTTGAATTTGAGCGTTTGTTTAGTGTGGTAACTGAAGGCTTAACTCTGGAGAAGAAGAACAAGGATGCAATCAAGATCCCATTCAGCAAGTCTCCAAAGATTGCCATCACTACTAACTATGCCATCAAGGGATCTGGCAACAGCTTTGCAAGACGTAAGTCTGAGTTAGAGCTACACCAGTACTACTCCAAGTCATTCACTCCATTGGATGAGTTTGGTAAGCTGATGTTTGGAGACTGGAACGATGATGACTGGTGTGAGTTTGACAACTACATGATTGGTTGCCTATCCAACTACCTACATACAGGGATAGTAAAGAGTAATTTCGTGAACCTAAAGATTAGACAGCTATCTGCTGAGACTTCTCATGACTTTATCGAATGGTGTGGTCTGGTGGATGGTCAGCCTAAGAACAACACGCTGGAGCCAGAGGTAAGGCTGTACAAGAATGACTTGTACAATGACTTCGTCAACGAGTACCCTGACTACGGACCAAAGTCTAAGATGACAATCAGCAGGACTAAGTTCTACAAGTGGTTGGTATCCTACGGCATGTTCAAGTATGGTGTTGCACCTGAAGAAGGAAGAGACATGATGGGAAGGTGGATCATAATTCATTCAAATGATTGAGAGAGTACCTGGCTATTCGGATGAGCAGATGCTACGCTACTGCGGTGCACTTTACAATGTTGTATCAAAGGATAAGTATGCCGACCCAGATGTAGTAACTAATATAAAGAATTGCCTATCTCATTACGGAACAAGAAGCATGGAGTTTAGACCATACCAGAGGGACATAATATCGCAGGGGGCACAAGCCATAGAGCAACATGGCTTCGTGTACCTAGCGATGGAGGTACGGACAGGCAAGACCTTGACTAGCCTTGGCATAGCCAGTGAGTGCGGAGCAAAGTCTGTGCTGTTCGTTACAAAGAAGAAGGCCATCGGAAGTATTCAGAAGGACTACGATTTGCTACAGCCTAGTTACCAGATAAAGGTGATAAACTATGAGAGCCTCCACCACGTGGTAGATAGCCTCAAATTTGACCTAATAGTTATCGATGAGGCACATAGTATAGGTGCGTTCCCAAAGCCCAGCAATCGGGCTGTAATGATCCGACACGCTATCTCTAAGTACAGACCTAAGGTGATACTAATGTCTGGCACACCAACACCAGAGAGTTATTCTCAGATGTACCATCAGGTGTATGGCATACCTAGCAATCCATTCAAGCGGTTCGTTAACTTCTATAAGTTTGCTGAGGTACATGTGAAGGTGAAGCAGAAGAACATCAATGGGCTATTCATTAATGACTACAGCGGTGGGATGGACAGCATCATCGATGAAATGAAACCATACATGATTAGTTTCTCACAAAAGGAAGCAGGGTTCGTGTCATCAGTTACTGAGGAGATCCTAGAGGTGGAGATGAAGGAGTCTACCATGCAGCTTATAAAGAAGCTGGAGAAGGACCTAGTCATTGAGGGAAAGACTGAGGTGATACTAGCAGACACGGCAGCAAAGTTGATGATGAAGGTGCACCAGTTATGCAGTGGTACGATTAAGTTTGAGAGCGGTAACAGCATGGTGCTTGACACCACAAAGGCTGAGTTCATTAAACAAAAATTTCAAGGAAGTAAGATAGGTATCTTCTATAAATTTAAAGAAGAGCTATCTGCCCTGAAGGATGTGTTTGGTGATGATCTTACAACTGATCTTAGTATATTTGAAAGTACAGATAAAAGCATTGCTCTTCAGATAGTTAGCGGCAGGGAAGGGATTAGCCTTAGGCATGCGAAGTACTTGGTGTACTACAACATTGACTTCAGTGCTACCAGTTACTGGCAGAGCAGGGACAGGATGACAACAAAGGATCGTTCGTTCAACCATGTGTACTGGGTCTTCAGTAAGGGAGGCATTGAGCATGACGTGTACAAGACAGTGATAAAGAAGAAGGACTACACAGTTAATCACTTTAAAAATAGATAGATAGGGTTATATGTTTGGGTCGCTAGTGCCTACCAACAGTAGCAAACTTAGTCAGGTGGCGGAATAGAGGAAGACGCAGGCCAATAGGTCTGTTACAGGTTCGAATCCTGTCCTGACTACACATTAAAAAAAAACGATATGGAAAAGATTTGGAACTACGTATTTCATTGGAATGAATACACACAGAAGTGGTACGCTATACACAGGGATAGGTACCTAGACTATTGGAGTACTAACAAGGAGAACTTCCTATCAGATGAGGACTTAAACAATCTAATTAATAAACTATGAAACAGACAGCAGTAGATTATTTATTCTCAGAATTATGGGATGGCCCAAAGGACAAATTAACATGGTATTATACTTTAATGAAAGCAGATGCAATGGAGAAGGAGCAGATTAAAGAAGCTTACAAATGTGGAGCATGTGATTTAGAGATTCAGTATTCAGATGTTGGAGAAATTAATTCAGAAAAATACTATCAAGAAACCTACGGAAAAGATGCCAGACATAACAATGTGCAGGGGGACTAATTGTCCTGCAAAAGAATCCTGCTATAGGTTCACAGCAACTCCAAATGAGTTTAGGCAATCCTATTTTATGGAGCCACCAATCAAGGATAGTAAGTGTGAAATGTACTGGGGTGATACGCAGCATGAAATTTGGAACCAACTAAAAGATATAGTGAAATGAAAATAATTAATAGTTTAAGTGGAGGCAAGACATCAAGTTACATGGCTATGCATTACCCTGCTGACTACAATCTATTTGCCCTGGTACAAATCAATGACATAAACTGCAAGCCTAAAGATGAGAGCATAGTTAAATATGTTTCTGAAAAAATAGGTAAAGACTTTATCGCTACAGCAGAGAGTGATTTTACTCTGTATGCAATGAGAGACCTTGAGCAGTTGATAGGACAAGAAATTATATGGGTTGTAGGCGATACTTTCGAAAGGGTAAATAGAAAAATAACCGGTGGTAAAGGCTTGCCAAATAACCAATGGAGATTCTGTACTACTGAGATGAAAATCAGACCTATCTTTGATTGGTGGTTTAAAAACATCAATGAGAAAGTAAGAATGGGTATCGGATTTAGATACGATGAAAAAGAAAGATCAGAAAGATTTAGTACTACCTTCAAAGGAATTGTAGGCAAAAGAGGTACAAGAAATAAGTGGGAAGAATTAGAATGGAGAGAAGGATATTTCCCTTTAATTGAAGATAAGATAACTCACTATCCTATTTACCAATGGTCACAAAAAATAGGAATTACTTTCCCAGCAGATAGCAATTGCGTTGGATGCTTTTGGAAACCAGTGCAGCAGCTTAGAAAGAATTGGGACAATGAACCCAATAAGATGCAATGGTTTGCTGATCAAGAAACATATGCGAACTGGAAAAAGGAAATGAATTACGAGCAAATTAAAACGATTGGGTTGCAACAAGACTTCTTCTTTGGAACTGGAAGCGGATGTCAAGCAGGATTTTGTACAGACTAAACAATAATATCATGACAATCTATCTAGGTGACCAAGCAAAGAAGTTATTCTACATGAGAGAGGTTCCTGTAGAATCCATAGGCGTGTTCGAATCCATAGGCGGAGACTGGCTATACTGGTTCAGCGATGGGTTCACCTACGACACAGGTGTTGCTGACACTGAAGCAGAGGCATTACAGATAGCAAAGAAAAACTTTAGGCCCTATGACAGAGCAGCAGGTACAGACTAAGTTAATCAAGGACCTTGAGGACCAGGGGTACTACGTTATTAAGTTAATCAAGACCAATAAGAATGGTATCCCAGATCTCATTGCCATCCCTAAGAACTCTGACGTTGAGTTCTACGAGGTGAAGCGAGCAACAGGTAAGCCAAGTAAACTACAGGAATATAGAATCAAAGAACTACAGAAACATGGAATTAAAGCGGAACTCTTTTATGGAGGATCAGAAAAAGATTAATGCACTGAAGGACATAGTAGAACTAGTCACTGGTGTAAGAGTAATATCTGACTCAAGATATAGATCATATGTAGAGGCTAGAATTATATTTGCCTCAATGCTAAAGGATTTAGATATGCATGTAGAGAGCATAGCATATAACCTAAAGAAGAGCAAGTACGCTGCTCAATACTATTTAAATAAGTGTGATGACCTAGCAGAGGTGGACAAAGAATTCAGATTAAAGTATCTTAAATGCAAGGAGATGGCTGTCATGAATAAATTTAAGGACGAACCTGTGAATTCCTACAATATTGTTGGTAGATTAGTGCAAGAGAATGAGGCACTTAAGCAGGAGATTAGATTACTCAAAGAAAGAATGAGACCTATTTACAATTTTATAACTGAAAAAGAATGGATCGAAGAGTCCAAGAAGAAAGAGCAGCAAGGATAGCCTTCACTACAGAAGGCTTCCATGCTAGTGTTGCCATGATCTACGAGAAGCTCGTGGACAGGGAGTACGAATCTGTTAAGGATGACGTAAAGTCATTGATAAAAGATCTTAGAGATATCATCAAGACAATAGAGTACGAGGAAGACTTTTAACGTCTTCCCCTTTCACTTCTAGATGATCCTCTATTTGATTTTCCTCTGCCCTTTCCTCTTCCTTTGGATGCAGGCTTACCATACATTGCCTCTTTCAATTCTTCCTCCTCCTTATTCTTCTCTTTGTCAGCTTCTTTTTTAGCTTCCTGAGCCTCACGATATGGACTGCCTTTGCCGTACAACTCCTCGTATTGTTCAGGGAAATACTTTTTCATATCTTCCATAGTCATCTCCTCAGCCTTGTATCCACCAGGAGTAGTAGAAGAATCCTTTTTAATATCTCTAATGAGTAGTCTAGTCATAGTACCAATCTCTGGAGCACCTGGCAACATACCAAGGTTAGATAATAAGAAAGGAACTACAAATAGCTTCAGTGAATTTGCATCTCTGGACTTAATGTACTTAGTCTTACCGCTGTACTCGTCTGTATATTGTCCAGTATAAGCAAGAGAAGACAACTTAATAAACTGTTCAACTTTACCAGCACTGATACCAAGAGTACCTGCCTGCTCATAGATATCTTTTTCTTTTGCATCATAGAAAGGAATTCTATTCTTCTCTGACACCTTGAAAAAGTCCTGAACAACATCTAGTCCAAATGCTACACCAGACTGGAAGATAGGATCGAATGCTGGGAGTAATGAGAAAGTATCGACAATCGTAGAGGTGGTTGCACCTTTTATAATTGTAGATCTCTTTCTTTCACGATCCTCTTCGTCATCTCTCCTACCTGCAATAAACATTGCCGTTGATCCAAGCAACGATGCAACACCAATCGATACTGCTCTGAATGTTACTAGTTCACTAAAGAATCCACCCAAAGATCTAGCAGCAATCGCCTTGTCTTCCTTGGTTGATACCTTAGAAGTTAGCGTAGCCCAGTCGGATCCAAGTCTTGCAGACTGGTTGATTCTAAAGCTGGCGAACGGCAACAATAACTTGTTTATAAGTTGGTTCGCAGCATTTTTAGATGATATAAACTTACCAGCCAAGTCCATATCAGATACGTTCTGCTGTCTGTCCACCATTCTTTGTGCGTAATCCCCAGCCTGCTCATTTACTTCATGGGTAGCATAGTCTATAGTCTTAGGGTCTATGCCCTGACTCTTTAAAGACTTCTCATAGTATGACATCCAAGCTGCACGTGCAACGTAGGCATCGGGCTTCTGTAAGAAGTACTTCAGCTGAATATTGTTAAGTGATAATATTAAATCGCCAGCCTTACCAAGAGGACCAGTCTCTGCTTGAGTAGAGAGCCTATTAAGTGTAGCAATTTGGTTCTGGCTTGCAGCACTACGGTAGGCTATTGAATACCCAGATCTACTCATGAAGTTGTTCTTATCTTCATTGAAAGGAGCAGCCAAATCTATACCACCAGCATTAATAATAGTGTTGACAATCACCGGTATAGTTTGCTTTGGTATCTGAGTAGGTCCTGCAAGTATTTGGCCAGTACCTAGTGCAGCCAAGTTTTGAAGTGCTCTAATTGCCTTAGCAAAACTATCGTTGTCATAAGGATTCTTGTTTCGAATATTTCGAATAAATAAGTTTACTCTTGCTCTAAGTATTTTTCTGTCAGTAAGATCTGGTACGATTTGATCAAACGCAGGAGAGTTAAAGAATGCAGATACCTGTCGTATAGGACCAGCAGTATTTAAATCAACCAGTGCATCATACATTGAGTTAGCATTGTTAGAATCAAATGACAGGTTAATGTAAGACTTCGTAGGAAGAGTGTCATCCATAGTAGGAGTCATCAATACACCAGTTCTTTTTTTGTACTCAGTGTTATTGTTAGCATGGAACGTCATCAAGTGTGAGCTCATCTCATCTTTTTTGTCTCCTGGCTTAGTATCCTCTATATCCCCTAAACTAGACACACGATCTGGAGTATAGTCCACATCCTTACCTAGAGTCTGGTTATAGATGTTCTCAGACAAGTCAGCTAGTTGATCATACTTATCAGCCCACTGCTCTTGCCAGAATTTAACAGCTTGTATGTTAGTAGGATGAGACCTCATCATAACATCTTCTGAGTTTTCAGAATCCTGAAGAATATTGTTGAAAGCCTTAGCATACTCAACTGCTAACTGCCTATGGTTTTTGTCACCATTCTCAAGGACTTTAATTGAATCAACAATTAGTTGCTTCCTTCTATCAAACTCAGCCTGCACTTCCTGTTCAGTACCAATAACATTTCGCATCATGTATGCAAGCATACCACGCTCAACTGTATTGTACAGGGTGTTAAATGCCTGACCATTTGGAGTTAACTTGTAGAAATTATTGAAGTATTCATCAACGATAGCATCATTGATTGCTTTAGCTGTGGACTTCCCCTTCTTTATAGCAGAAACCCCAGACAAATACATGATCCTACCACCTCTTTCAAATCCCTTAAACATTCTTTCGAATAGGAGATCCAAAGATGTGAACTGCTCAAGCAAGAACTCACCTACAGTTTCATTGAAGTACTTCTTAATCTTCTGAGCTGTAATTCCTTTTGCCTTCTCTGAATTTACCTTACCTACATATGAACTGTAAACAGATTCCATCTTTGCAGTGGACCCATTCTGAATAAAGTTTTGTAGTGAATCAAACATGTCAAGAAGTTCATTGACATCAAGCAAGTTCAAGTCCATGCTCATGAATTTCTCCACTACCTTTTTCTTGGCATCACTCACTGTTACATCTTCTCCTGTGAGAGGGTTAACATTTTTATCAAGAATCTCTCTTACGATACTCTTGTACATTTCAACCTCTTTTATTGCATCCTCCTTAACCTTAGCAGACTTCAACTCTTTCTTTAATTTGGCATCTTTGTTTCTAGATTCCAATACTTCGAAGTACTCTTCTTCAGTTAAGTTCTTGCCAACAATATCACTCATTCTAGCAATCTTGTCTTTGAGAATTTGTTTCTGCTGGTCTTCAATGGTCTTATTAATATATTCAGTAAGACCCTCTGTCTTTATTATCTCAGCGAATGTACCATCCTTACCTCTTAAACTTGAACCTGTTACAGCCTCAGCTATTTTATCTGCAATCTGATTGTACTTATCGATGTCCTCAACCATTGATGGATCAATAACTGAGAACCGCTTGGCAAGGTCACGAAGATTTGCAGCAACCTCTTTACTGTTGGCTCCTCTTTTTATAGTTTTTTTCTTAGCCTTTGCATCGTTAAGTTTTTTACCGTACTCAGCATCTTTAAATATCTTACCGGCATAGGCAATGAACTTATCTACAGCTGTCTGATTGTTTAGGTTTACTATCTCTGCTCTCTTGATGATTGCTTCAACAGTCTTGGCATTAATCTTACCTCCCTTCTTGGACATACCTTTTACTGCATCAGCAATGGCCTTTCTCTTGGCATTCAAATCAGCACCTGCATCCTTGATTGCTTTAGAGATAACCTTGTCGATCTCAGACTTACCTCTAGATGGCTGTTCTCTTTCGTCACGTATCTCAATCTCTGGAGCCTTTAACTCTAGACCTGTAGTACTGATACCACTGGTAGGGTATACTTTTTTTCTATCGCTTTCTTTAATGCCCCCCTCTTGTCCCTCTTTGTTGAACACATCATACCAATTCAATCTATCATTTAGTATGTGAATCTTCACAGGGTTCTTTGATTTGATGGCCTTTGGATATGACTCATGTAGATCTGAATCTACAGTCTCTACCTCCCCATCTACTTCAAGTATAGCATATACCTGACCTCCTTTAGATCTATCATTGAATCCTTCCTTAAGCATAGGCTCAGTAAACATTTCAGACAATGCCTGAGTCATGTTTGCCGGAGATATCTTTAACTTACCAGTCTTTGTGATTCCCTTGAAGTATTTGTTCTGAATACCTTCTGAGAATAGTTGTCCAAAAGAATTAACAGATACATCGTTCTTGTTAATCTGGTTTGACATTAGTCTTATCAACTCCAAGACAAAAGCCTTTCTGTCTTCAAAGGTGCTGTTGTCTGATGCTAACTTGTCAGCAATCTTAGACTTGATTGATTCAACACTTTCGTTCTTGCCAACATTTAATCTTAACCCTACAGTCTTTATTTTCTCTACACCATTGGCATCTTTTACTTTCTTCTCTGCTTTAAATTTTGCAGCATCAACCAATGATGTTTTAAGTTGGGTCTCAGAAATCTTAAAGTTTTTGTCAAAAACATTTGATGAAAAGAAATCAACAACTGCGTTAGACATGGTTGTACTAGACAGCAGCTTATCATAAGGAGCTGAAGTTAGGGCCATGTATATCTTGCCATCATTTCTTTTTGATATCTCATTCAATGAGTTGGCTAAAGATGATGCACCATTCTTTGTACTTGCCCAGAATAAATTCTGATCGTGAAACTTAGCAGGGTAGAATATACCACCCTTACCTTCTACGATTGTCTCTCCATTCTTCTGGATTTCACCAGAGAATGCAGCATCAGGCTGGTGTAGTAATATAATCTTACCATTGAACGCACTCAAAGGAACGTCATCATTTATAAAACCATCTCTCCTTAACTTATTGAATGCCTCAGAGTTCTTATCATAGACGAACGTAAGCTTAGAGAACTTATCTGAGAAGTCTGCTTGGAAGAAAGATTCAATGCCTTTAGCTGATTCTTTCTTAGTTTCTACCTTACCAATTGCTGGTTTAACATCTTGACCTTTAGCAATCAAGTCAGATATGTTGATCATAAACTCAAGGATGTTCTCAGGTGTGGCATCCTTCAAGAATATATCTTCCCCAATTATCTCTCTGGCAAACTTGTTGATTACCTCCTTGATTTTCTCAAGTAAACTCTTCTCTTCGCTGCTTAAGTTCTTAGGATCAAATCCTTTAGTAGCAAGTAATCCACCAAGTTCTGATAAGTATTCTTCATAAGATATCTCACCTTTGTATAGGCTTGAGAAGTTATCTAAGTAGTCGGCCACATCGCTGTAACCAGAGTCTCTTAACTGTTTATTTATGGAGTCCCTAAAGCTTTTAAATTTAACAGGGTCATCACCAAATGCATCCCTAAGAACAAGGTGCCAGGTCTCATGAGCAAGCGTACTAGGACGAGCTCTTTTCTTATCTACAATTACTGCGACTGGCTTCCCATCTGCAAACACAGCTCTTCCTTTAGCTCTATTAAATGTATCTGCTATCTTCTGGGCCTCCTTTCTACCAAATACTGGAGTCAACTGCTCGACTATCTGTGCCTTTGCATCTTCAATACCTTCAGCCAATATTACTTTTACATCAGGGAATGATGTACGCAATGTCTCAGATGAAACTCTCATGGCCTCATCTATGTCATCTATTAATTCCTCCTGCTGAGGTGTCAACTTGGCTTCAGCAATCCTCTTCTTAAGGTCCTGAATCTGATTGAACATCTGGTCAGCCTGAGGCTTGTTCTCTTCTGTTATCTCAGCAGGGAAGTTGCTGTACAGCTCAGTAAGCTGTGCCTCTAACGCAGTAACATCTTGAGCTACTGCTTGTTGCCCAGCCTTTAGTATCGTGCCCTTTGCCCCTATATTTAAAGCATAATCAATAGCCTTTCTTTTTGAGTCAATCCCTTTACCTTCTACAATAACATCATCTTCTAATATTAAATTAGCTATTGTTCCTATTGATACACCATTCTCTATAGCGTCATCAATCTGTTGATTTAACTCATCGTTACCTGTATCTAAACTTTCTTTTTTGGCTATAGCGTCTAGAATTTGTAATGAAAAAGAATCAGGGGATGATGCTCTCAGTGAAGCTCTTACCGTGTTCAATTCTTTATCATTTAATACTTTTCTAGAAATAGACTTATAGTCGGTCGCTTGTTCAGTAGCAACCTGAGGTTCTTCCGCAGTTACTACTTCTTGGACTTGACCTTCTTGGGTAGGGACTTCAAGTTCTGCTTGGGGTGCTCCTTCCTCCACTTCTTCGCTAACTCCGGCTGTTGGCTGTACAGGTACTTGACCTGCTGTTTGCTTTTGAATGGCATCGATTTGTTTGTTTAGTATTTCTATTTGTGTTTCATCATCGTTGTCTACTACGATCTTAGATCGTAGTAAACTTTTAGCAGTCATGTTAGCTATCTCCTTGTTGAACTGTTCTTTACTTAAAACCTTTCCACCTATCTGATATCTTGACACACCTTCTCTCTTAGTACCTAGTATAAGGTCTAAGTTTACTTGTTCTTCTTTAGGCTTTACCTTCTTGTCCTCAGACAAACTAGCAATCTCTTCATTGATAGCTCTTATCTTAGGGGCATTGACTTCTCTTCTATTCTGAGTAGAAGTCAACTCTTGTCTAGCCGCAAGAAGCTCCATCATTCTGGCTTCTACCTTTGATGTATTCCCAGTAAGCCTACTAACAGAACCTACAGACAATAGGTCTCTGGCCTCTCTTCTTAGGCCAACATTCTGTTGGATCCTCTGATTAACATCAGCATCAATCTTACCAAGCTGCTGCATGTTGTTAGCCCAATTAGATATTCTATCATCACTAACTCTCTGAGATGCTAGTGTACCAATATCTGTAAGCTCAAGAGCAAGCAAAGCACTTGTTTGGTTTCTAGAATCTAAATACATATTTAGACCCATCATAGATGTATTGTTTCCTATACCACCTAATCCTTCGTAAGCAATCTCTTTTAAGTTAACTTCTTGTCCAGCAGTTTTTTGAGCAGCTAGTTCTCCTGTCATCTCAAAAGCAGGATCTACCAACACACGTTCGGCTGCCAATGCTCCAACTCTTGTTGTAGTAGGAGCAATCTTACTTACCTTAAATATTTTTCCTGCCAGACCAGCAGATAAGTAATCGACAATGGCAATTGGAATACCTCTCTTTAAACCACGCTCACCACCTTCAGACCAAACTGTTTCATCCTCCAAAGCTTTCTCAACTTGAAGTGGATCGGTGATGTCGTAGCCTTTCTCCTTCATTACATCAAGTATTGAGTTGGTGTATTCAAGAGCAAAGAATGATGCAGACATACCTGTCCTAACACCATATCCCAAACCAGTACCTGCACCTGCGATTGCACCAGGAACTCCTCCAGTTGATGCACCTATAGCAGTACCAGTTGCCACACCAGTCGCAGCAAATGATGGTATAATATAACTACCATACGGAAGAATTTGAGTGAATGAGGATGCAGTAAAAGTAGCTATAGCCTCTAATGGATCTGACATTAAAGTCTTTAAAAATTCACCATCTCTAGATAGGTTAAGTCTTGTTAGTACACGAGACTGCTTACCACTAAGATTGCTAGATGCTTCAGCTATCTTTGCTGCTATATCCTTCTTGTCTGAATTTATGTCAACATCTTTTATACCAAGAGTTGTCAATAATATTTGTTCAGCAGCTCTTCCATTTTCTAACGCATCTGCTAGTGCTGTCTTAAAACCTGAAAAGTTTTCCTCGTACTCCTCAGTAGCAGCTTTATTCCACTTAGCATCGTAGTATGTCTTTGCAACCTCGAACTTATTGGCAGCATCTTTTCCTACAGCTATTAACTCCTTAGTTTTAAGAACTAAATCGTTTATTGTTTTTGCATCCTGACTTGTCTTTGGTACTACTGTATAAAGTTTCTCAATGGGTACACCATACAAATTCATGGACATAAGATTGACCTGCTCAAGCTCAGAATTTGCTTCATTGTTTTGCTTAATAGCCTGAGCCTGAATCTCCTTTTGCTTCTTGTCCAAGACAATATCAAACTCTTCACGTGTCTTCTGAACTGGCCCATCATTTATACCAAGAAACTCAACATCGAACACCTGCTCTAGTAGTTGGTCCTTCTGAGCTATAGTCTTGTCTAGTCTTCCCTCAAGTTCTTTCTCACTATATAGTGGTCTCCCATCTTTAGCAAAGTATTGAGGGTACTTTAATTTTTCTTCTGGAGCAATATAGTCTCTATCAAGAACTTTCTCAAGAAACTCAACCTCATCCTGCAATGCAGTATAGTTCTCAAACTTTTTCTTCTCTGTGTAGTAGTCAAGACCTTTAGACTTGTATAGCCTTTGTCCTTCTATGTCAAATGCATTTACATTCTTCCAGTCACCCTCAGCAAATTTCTGAGCATCAGCTTCGTTGTCAAACTCAAAGACTTCACCACGAGATCTGGCCTCTTTAAGAGCTTCATCAAATGGTAGGTCTAACCAATCCTTCTTTTCTGATGAGTAATCAAAAGGGTTCTTTGGGAATAGCGTAGGGATTACAAAGTGTTTGCCATCCTGTTCAAATGAAGTAAACTTTACAGTGGACTCAGTGCCATCGTCATTCTTCATACCAAGTTCACGTAAGCTTTGAGCTCTTATCGCCTTGGTAATGTAGTCCTCATCCTTATAATTATAAGCGGGCTGAGAATTACTAGATATAAATTTTCTAAGCTTCTCTGATTCCTCTATCTCTGTAGATTCAAGGAATGGATCTAGGTCAATCTCAATGGATTTTTTACCATCGATAGTGCGTGCTATCACAGCATCTCCTGCACCAGTTGGCTCAAAGTGAAATCCAAACTTGGAGAAGTTCTTATTTAAAAAGTCTGTTACTTCAGACTCTTCCTTATCTATTAGGTCCTTATTAATCTGTGTGATAAGAGACCCTAGTTCTGGATTCTGAAGGGCAATAATATTTTGCTGCTTGAACAACTCTTGTTGCTCAGCCTCCTTAAGTTTCTCTATGTTCTGAGCCTCATTCTTAAGTCTCTGAGTCTCTCGTATATACTTTTTGTTTTCTTCTACCTCAAGAGTTTGAGTCTTAGGTAGCCTAGGTACAGCAGTAACATCCTGAGAGGCCACTGGTCTATCAAGTGGTGATGGCTCAGGTCGAGGCTGCTTAGTTAGTAGTTTTGGATCTACATCAACAGCAAGACTACTAAGATCTCTATCCTGAGGTCTTTGAAACTGTGGCTGCCCCTGATTTAATAGACCAGTTCTTGGATCAAATCTCCCAAAGGCCGAAGAACCAAGTACCGAAGACGATACCGTATCTTCTTTTTTTTTAAAAGGAACGACAGGCTGTGAAGACTGAGTATTAAATGTACTGTCTACACTTGAAACCCAATTAGTTAATCTGCCTGCATAATCCTGATCCTGCATCTTGCTTCTGAATAAATCAAAAGAAACCTTCTGCCGATAAGAAGGATCATTTTTTACTACTGCTCCGTACAGGTCTTGTAAATATTTCTCGTCCATTTTATATTAGTTAACTGGTGCTGCTAATTTCTGTGCTTTGGATTGAGTTAACTTTGCAGTTACCCAATCAATAAGTTTCTGTCTATCTGCTGGTTCTGTACTATTGATTAGTAAAGGAACTGTTTCTCCAGAAGCTAATACTTCCATAGAATTAGCAAATGGGCCACCAGTATCTGTCACAGTAAACCCAGCCTTGCCCAATATAGTCTGAAGAGCAGGTGCAGTCTTGGCTGAACTTTGATTAAATAAGTCAGCAGTTATACCTGCATTCAATGCCTCAGTAGCTTGTGGTATGAAGTCTTCCTCTCCTTGATATGTAGTACCAATTTGTGTAGACCAGTCGCCTATGTCAAAGAATGTTTTGCCAGAAGCAGCCTGCTGTAATTTTCTCTTATCGGTCTCTCCTGTCACCTCAGCTCCAATAGCTGCCCATGCATCTGGAGATATTGGTGTACCATTAGCATATCTAAATATAACTGGTACAGTATTATATGCTGGGTCTACATTTATAAATTGAATTGTTTGATTACCTGCTTGATCTTTAGCAAACTTAATATCATTTACACCATTATCTTTTGCTGCTTCAGTAGAAAGTAATGCACTTTTTGCTGTGGCCTTGTCCATTACATTGGCAGCAGAGTAAACATCCATCCATAGAGAAACAGCATTTGCTTGAGGTCTTGGGCCACTTCCACCTCCTGATACCACTTGTCTTTGTTGGAGAGTGTATGGATTCAATTTCTGTTCGTAAGCAATCTTCTGTTTAGTTTCTCCAATCAAATAATCTAAAGCAGATTTTTTTTGTTCATCTGTATAAATAGGATTAGCCATTCCAGATACCGGATCTCTCTCTAAAAATATAACATTAGCTCCAGACTTATCAGTAAAAGAGTAAGTATATTCTTTCCCATTTTCATGAGTACCAATGTCATTTGTAAGAACTGAACTTAGATTGTATGGATTTTCTAAGTATGATTTTGCCTTGGTCTCAAGATATTTTTCTGCTCCAGGTCGTGCTAAAGCATCAGCGGTGGTGGTAATAATACCATTTAAAGCATCCTCTTTTTTTGTTGCTACAATGTATTGATTCATCCCACCTGAAATTTCATCTGTAGCCTTGGTTGAGTCAAAGTAATCGTATTGAGCTTTGATCCTATTCCTTAAATAGTTTACAGTTTCTACCTGATCAGTAAGTCTTAGTACCCCTTGGTTGTTAGGGTCTGGTTCCATGATTCCAACGCTAACACTAAAGTTTGTTGGGTTGATAAGTGGCTTTGACTTTGTGAAGTTAGCAAATCCCTCAGCTGTTTCCATAAGAAAAACTTCTAGGTCTTGAGATCTAGTTGCTGGGTCCGAACTCTTCAATCTATCCATCTTTAACTTAAACTCTTCTTGGTATTCCTTAGATAGATTAAATAACTGAGAGGTACCATCGTTTAGATTCTGTCGCATTATAGTGTAATCTTTTACACTAAGGCCACCAGACTTAAGTAGTCTGTCCTGAAGTAGTCTTGCTTGCTGAGCATCACTAGCGTATGCCAACGTCCATGCATTTGCACCTATGTGCTCTCCTGTCGGAGCGTTAGCTAACTGCTCTCCATATTCTCTTGAGGCTTTATCAATAGCTGCCTTCTTCTCTTCACGAATAGAAGTCTCAGTCTTGAGCATGTCGGTAATATCCTTACCAATCTCTGCCCAGTTTACAAAACTATCAGCCTGCCTCTCAGCGTATTTATAGTATGTTGCCATTATTATTTATTGTATTTATCCTGTAAGAATTGAGCAAATGGATCATACAATGATTTACCAAACTTCTTGCCTTGAGTTGCATAGTAATCTTGGAATGTATATGGAGTCATCAATCCTTGAATAGCCTTACCTTGAGCATCTATTCCTGTCGGAGTATATCCAACCCCTGACAATTGAGAAAAGTTTCGATTTAACTTTCCAAATTCAACTAGATCATTTTGAAGTTGTTCCTGACTAAGTTGATACTTAGAAGCCAAGCCCCCAAGTTTCTCGAACTGTCTCATGCCTTGAGACTTATCAAACAATGGAGCGGCCTCATAAAGCTGTTGAGCACCACTCTGTAGTGCTTGCATACCTTGTGTTGTAAATGCAGCCGATGCTTGCTGAGCATCACGAGCTGCGAGTTGAGCTCCTTCAGCTGCTTGTAAATCAAGTCCTGCTAACGCTCCTGCAATTCTAGTGTCCTCAGCAGCAACTAGTTTGTCTAGACCCATAAGATCCTCAGCCATGCTTGCTCTTACATTCTCTTGACCCTCTAGTCCAGCAGCATAAATTTGTCCAGCAGCAGCACCAACACCACGGCCCTCGCCCTGCTGAGCAGCTCTAGTTAAATCTGCCGCTGTGCTTTTAGCTGCTCTACTAGCAGTTTCATAAACTCCAGTTTGTATTCCTAGTTGCTCATAATAATTAACATTCATTGTTCTTTTAGCCTCAGCAAGTGCTCTTGCTGCTGCATCACTAGCTTTTTTTTGTTCTCTTTGCATTTTTCTTGCATTACCAAAGGATGCTCCGGCAGTTCCCAAAGCTGTAGCTAATCCAACTCCTGCTGCTATTGTAGTAAATGGTGCCATGTTATAATACTTTTATCATTTCTCCTGTATACGAATCCCCTTTAATGTACCCAAACTTTTCGTAGGTACCTATCAGACTCTTGTGCTTTATTAAGGCATACACATATTTATGCCCTGATGTTTTACAAATGTTAGTAAGGGTGAAGATCAATAAATCTATACACTCCTTTCTGTTTGGCTTTTTCCTGTAAGTCTTACTAGATATTATCCAGTCCACCCATGCGACACTTGAATTCGTGGTGTACATGTATCCTGCACAAACTGGCTCATCTCCATCAAATACAATCAAGCCACCTGTCCCTTCTGCTGGTAAGAAATCTTTTTGAGGAGCTACCCAAGCCCAATCATTCCACCATTTTAATAGTATGTTGTCGTAATCAGATTCTGTAATTGGTCTTATTAAGATTCCCATATTGCAAATTTAAGGATAACTTTTCATTACTTCTGACTCTACTGCAAATAGCTCAACCTTAGTCGTGCTATTGTTCTCTAATGTAAATATACAATAATGTCCCAGTACTCCATGAGACTCAGCAACAGATCCTTTAATGTACATAAAGAATGGATTAACTATGCCTGGTACGCTACCGCCTGGTATTGATGCATTCACAACTATCCTATTATTGCCTGCCGGATAGTTCACAACGATGTCTGTAATTTGCCCACACAAAACTGGTGTGTTGTAGTTAGGAGGTAAGCTGTAATACAAGTAGTCTCCCACACTTACTATGCTACCAATCTCTGTTAAATCAGGAGTTATAGGAAACGATACCTGTAGAGCAGATGCAGCACCTGTCACGTTCTGACTTAAGCCAATGCCATTAACTGATCTAAGAGCATACTCTGATGGCTGCGCTGGTACCGTGCCTGCATTGCGAACAAACGCAAAGAATGATCCCTCCTTCTTCTCATACCATGCTGACTCAATAAAGCCAGAGGTTTGTATATCAGTCTCCATTAATGTAGACCAGCTATTACTCCCCTCCAAGTTCATGGTCTTGAATATTTTATTCTCAAGAGGAGACGTGTTAAATACACTTTTTATTCTAGAAGTGTACTGAACACCATAGAAGTTATTCCTGGTATCATTCACATTGTGACGAAACAAGTTTCCCCCCTTAAATGTATAGAAGTAGTTGTTCATACCGATCATGTAGTCAGGCATGAAGGAGTAGAATGAAGGCCACCCCTGTGAAGATTCGCTATATGTTAGTGTGTAGTTTGCCATAGTTTAACAAGGTCCCCCCCAAGTTGAAATTACCCCAACTCCATCGATTAATAATGTCTCTCCTGAAGCAGGAGCAGCTACAGTTTTATAGTGTGTATTGTTACCATTTAATGGTGTAGTAAGCCCTACGTTTGTGTATAGAACCTTACCTGCAAGAAACACATCATACAGTGATGGCTCTGTTCCAGTAATGTACACTGTCAAAGGTGTACCAGTACCTGCACAAGCAGCTACAGAACTACCCCATCCGTAAGTATTAGGATTTGTAGTCACGTCAAAGTATACCGTGAATGTATTAGATGTACAATTTCCAAATGCAATAATAACACCATTGGCATCCACTTGAAACCAATTGTTTGCACCAGCAGCAGTGGTCTTATAGTACCCTGCGCCAAGTTTAAACTGACCGTTAGCATCACTAAATACTAGGTCGTATAACCCAAGTACACCAGCCCCACCATTAACATAAGCAACGTAGTATGTTTGATCAATAGCGTCAGCACATGCTAATGCACTACTAGCATTAATAGTGCTAGAAGCGAATGATGGTAGAGCCGCTGGACAAGATACTGAAACACTAAATATTGTTCCAGTACATGGCCCAATAAATGTAAGATTTAAAACAGATGGAGATGCCGCTGTCTTTGGTATTACCATAACACAATTACCAGGTGCTGTGGCAGTCAACTTCATTTGCCCTGAAATTACAGACACGCTAGTCGTAGTTCCTAAAGCATCAAATGTTGTACCGTTATATTGAAACTGATTAAGTGTATACGGAGAACCGGCAACTATACCACAATCAGATCCAGTAGCTCCAATGTAAGTAGAAAGTCCTGCGCTACCCTGAAGCCATCCAAATGATGGAGATGATAGTCCATTATAAACAATACTATTATAAACAGCCTTAACTCCATCTGGAACAGATGCAGGATTAAACCTTATAATAATTGCTCCAGTATTGCTACCAAGATTTGTATTTAAGTAATATACACCCTGAGCACCATTGGCACTTATGGTTGATCCACATGGAACTGCACATGCTGGACAAATTACAGCAGGAAGTAATACTCCCCCCAGTTGTTGCCTCATGATTGCACCATCAGAATAATACCCATTAGCAGCCACTGTTGTCAGTGCTGCGTTTGAGTATACCACAGTAGCCGTGCTAAGTGATGGGGCATCTAAATAGTATGTCGATGATGTTGCCATATTAAATTATTTATGAGCAGCCGCAGCATGCATCAAGAGTAGTTAAATTAGAGTAGCAAAGAGTTATAGGTAATGAATTTCTATAATCCCAAATTAGGTAAAGATAATTTCCACTACTAGGCACAGTAAATGAACCTGAGAATAATCCTGCACTACCTGTTATTGGAGCCACTACTGTAGAGGCCGCAATCAAAGATGCAATGTTAGCTGGATTGTTTGCATACAACGTATTGCTACGCAAATATCTAAACTTATCCTGACCTAACACAAAGTCAAATGTATCAAAGTTAATCTTGTTAGATCTAATCTGTAATGTTGATCCACTAGTAGGTATACCAGCAGAGCCCTGAGCACCAGATATCAAAGCATATTGAGATACTACAGGACTTGAATCATCTGCTGCAAACGTAATAAGCGTAGACTGCAAAGGAGAAACATAAGTACCTTGAGTATATCTGTACTCATTGTGAATGAATTTACCAGCATCAATCACACTAGTCAGTGTCACGTTTACTATTGTAAGTACTTCTCGAATTGGGCAACTAGGTGTTACGGTTATTTCAAGAGGACCTGATGCAGTAATTGTTACAGTAGCTACATTGACATTGTTCTTGTCCTTATCAAACTGCAAAGATCCAGATGTGGATACAAGACCAGAGGTTACAGTATCTCCATCATAAGTTACTGATATAGTAAAGTTAGATACAGATCCAGCAGGTACACTGTAAGGAACATTAACAGGACCAACAGGACTATCTAAGTCAACACAATAGGATAGTGTATTGCCTGTAGGGATTGTAAATGTCTGAGCAATACCACACGAAAGACAATCGACTGGTCTAGGCAACTCAATAGAGTTAGTGCTTAACACGTACTCGTTTAGATACGGATCGTACCCACCTAGCTTCTGAGTGTTGAATGATTCAATAAAGTTATCTCTAAACCAAGACCTCATACCCATCTCAGAGATTACAATTAGTTGGTCTCCTTTTAAGTTTAGTACAGCACCACGCTTCACATCAGTAAAGAATCTATCAGGTCCCCATTGAACATAACTCTCTGGATGGAAACTAATTCCAAACTCTTCTGTCCTAGCAATTTGAGTTCCTAATATTTCTGGAACAGATGCAATCGCTCCTCCACCTGTAGAGTCTGATATCAAATTCTTACTAGCCAATACATAGGAGATCTTATCTTCTTGAAGAACAAGTACGTCAGTCTCACGTCCATCCAATATATAGATTGGACCAAATGCAACCTCTAGATACTTATAGTTGAACAATCCAAGATTGAACTCATTGAGTTTATTAACATTAGACTCAAAGTTATAGATACCACTATAAGTGATGTCAGCAAATCTCCTTGTCCTTTTATAGTCCTGAGCAGCTACTGCCGTAACTCTGTTACCAAATGCTAGTGGTCTACCAACAATTGAATCCAATATCTTATAACTCTCTGCTCCATTTCCAAAAGAAAAGCAGTTAAAGAAATTAGTATCAACAATGGCTGGTAGCGAAGCTGTCTGAGTTTGGACATTACCTGTATGGTATCCATTTACAATTGGCAATGACAATTCATTTTCAAAGAATATATCAGGCAATGCAGGTGATGGCTCTGTCTCAAATATTAAAACATTAGTAGCTCTAAATACCTCAAAGTTTACGCTAACGACAGATTTTCTTTTATCATTAGCTCCACAGCTTCTGGTTCCACTTACAATAAGTATAAGCTTATTTCTATTTGGACCTGCTACATCTGGGTATCTATAGAATCTATATTTGTTTACACATAGTTCAGGATCAACATCAGTACTATTTGCCGCTAATTGATCATCATACTCATTATCAATATCACAACCTCCCTCACCTATATCTCTAACTCCTTGATTTAATACTACTTGAACATTGTCTCCATTAAACCAGTCGACCATGTTAGCATAGTCAGCAGATGCAACCATTGTTTTTTCAAGGGTATAAATCCTTGCTTCACATGATCCATTTCCTTTTCTTGTACCATCTCTTTCGAACTTAAAGTTCATTTTTATAATACTACCAGCAGGGATGTCATAGTCCTCCCATCGAGCACCAGTCTCATCATACCTGTTCATCGGGTAGTTTAATATAGGATAGTCTCCTGCATTTCTTTCAGAAACAGTTACATTACCTGGAGAAATAATTGCAAGCTCATCCTTAACAACGGTAAAGTTGTTTGGATTAATCTTGATATATAATCCAGAGGGAACAAATATATTTTCACCAGGATTTTCCTCACTTGGTATTTCAATAAATCCTTCAGCCTTAGCTTCCTTCTCAAGGATAGTAGTATAGACACATCTATTAGTAGGCCCGTTTGTATCAGCCTTTACAATTAATCTATCTCCCTGGTTTACCTTCCTGGCATTCTCACCCTCAAGCAATAAGTATGCGTTATTTGTTAGCGGATCATTAAAGAATATACTGCTGTATATCGTTTCATAATTCTCTTCATCAGGCTTGATGACAAACTTATATCTTGTTGCCCAATACGGAGCTCTCTGTGTCGGTGGTATAGTAACCTGTATAGAGTTCTTATTATCAGATGCTGAACATGGTACATGAATAGTATTGTTAGGACTAACTAAAGCAGTTGTTGATCTATTAAAGTCATCCATGTACACAATACCAATCTCATATCCTCTGTTGCTATGCAAACTTCTTGGAGAGTTTATCTTCTGGTAGAATGCTTCAACAAAACTGTAAGAGTAATACTCATATACGTTTACAGTTGGAGTAGTTGTGTTGTTAACATATCTCATTGTAAGCAACTGTATGCCTATGTATGAGCTGCTAGGTGATGTGATAATCCCTAGTCCTTGACTAGCAGATCCGATACCACTTTGGTATTTAATCAATGCATCCAAGTTTTGTGGTAATGCACAATTAAACTGGTCTGTAAATGTGGTGCCATCGCATGAATCAACTACAGGCTCAATATTAGTAGAAGTACCAATAGCTTCTTGAAACTCTGCACTACTAGCTAGTTCATATACTGATCCATAAGACTTAGGTAATACAAATGAAAAACTAAGGAATACATTTTCAGTAGTTTCTGTAGGGAATGGAGTAGTTCCGGCAAATTGCTCATGATCCAATCTCATGTCAACGGTAATAGAAGCCCCTTCAACAAGATCAAATGAAGAAAGGTCTAATGATACCACTGAGTTAGGTATCGTCTGAGGAGATCCAAAATTATACGTACCTGAACTTAAAGTATTAATGATCTCAGTGTTGTCTATCTCTTCAGATATTAACGCAGTAGAGTACTCTAAAACTATTGGGTTAGCATTAATGTCCAACATGTCATATCCTTCGACATAGTTACCGTACATCAATCTGTTGCCCATAATTGTTTGTGCTTTTGCTAACAAAGGCACATTATCATAGAGTCTAAACAGCTCACGCTCATCTAGCGTAGTAAATATTTTACTGTTAGTAAATGTATATTGACGATTAGAATTATCCGTTAAACCTAGGTCAGCCTTGTTAAGCTTCTCAATTACGTTAATTGTGTTGTTGTCAATCTCCTTAAACAATAGGTCTATACTTTTTACTAGCGGACCTCCTGTGTTATAAGTTATTCTAGCACCATTAAACTGGTTCTGCATACCCTCATTTAGGTAGCTGTTAATGCTGAAGTCAAAAGGATTAGGTTGAAATGCAGGTGCCGACCACTGAGATGTAGCAGAGTACTGATCATCATCGTACTGATATCTATACGCAAAACAAATATATCTATTCTGCAAATAGTTTTCTTCCTGACCAGTTTTTATAAGTTCAACACCAGGCGATTGCAATGGTGGCTTCTTAATAACAAGCAAAGACTCAGCACTAAACTGATCGATGTTTGAGACTGGGTCTGGATAATTCTTAAATCTATTTATAACCCTAGGAGGATTATAATCATCTGTAAAGAATATTAAATCATCTATAATATCTACCCCAGTAATAAGATGGTTAGGGTTAAAGTTGAGCGTGGTGTTGTCACCAGTACCATCATTGATACTAATCAAGTGGTAAGTCAATATGTTATTGTACACATTGAATGACACAATCATATCCAACTTCCCGGTTGCACCAACAGGAAAATTAGAGTCATGAATAAACCAGTATATGGTCTCATTTGTACTATCAGAAATAGTACCTATGCACCTTGCTGAAGAACTAAGAGCCGTTCCATTGATATACTTAATTGTAGTTAGCCTGGTGTTACCCTTAGTATTCTCAATAACACCAATCTCAGATCTTTCTGTAGATCCCATTCTAACATTTAGGGCATCAACATATTGTCCATCAGGAATAAGTCGTTCATCAACGACCTTATTCATTTTACCAGCTGTGAAATTCCTTGTAAAATTCGCCATATTATTTTAGCCACTTGTCCAAGCCACGAAGGTTCATTAATAATCTGCCCGGATGAATATTACTTAATCTGATTTTCGAATTCCTCATCAGAGATGTCTTCTCTTTTTTAGCACGAGCTACAATGTATTCTTGAACACCAAGCTTTGTACTTAGAATTTCGTACATAATGTACGCATAAATAAACTTTTCAAATAATTTATTTACACTTATTAATGAATCATTCCCATTCTCCATACCATCAGAGATGTACTCTAATATTACAGACTGACCATACATGTCTGAGTTAAAGTTAATTACACCACTCTTTGCATCCACATTAAATGTAGGATTAAAGTTAGCAGTCTCAGTATTTAAACCATATCTAGTACCAATGCTGTAATCAAAATACCAGTTACCATCTAGGTTCCATCCCTCCTGACCATCGTATGGACTCTGTGGATTTAAGTAAATGGTTTTCTTTACACCCTCTAATCTCTGCAAATCAATCTGAGAGTACTCAGGAGACAATGCATTACCTTGATTATCAAATAGGATCTTACCAGTATTATCCTGCAAGTATGCCTTAGCAGAAAGAACCTGAATGTTTTCAGTCAAAGGTCTTAGATATCCATCCTTGTATAGGTTTACCCTAACCCAGTTTACATAGTCTGATGGGAGAATATACTTAAGTGTATCATCTACAGTTAGTTCAAGAACTTTTATTTGCTTAAACGCATCATAGTTTAATTCTTGTATTGCTCTCTTGGCATGAAACAGAATTTTATATCGCTCCTCATTATTTACTAATGAATGGTTTCCAGAGTACATCAACAAAAAGTTGTTGACAATATCTTGTAGACTAACATACTGATATGATCCCCAGTTTGCATCTCTAGGAGCTACTCCATTATTTTCGTAATACTTCTCTTCAGTGATGTATGCCATGATTATTGTGATTGTTTTTGTTCTTCAATACCACCAAACTGAGCAGCTTCAATTTCACGTATAGACATACCTGCATACTGAAGAATCTTTGACACTAACTTTATTTCATCCTCGATAGGCAACTCAAAATCTTGGTATCCTAAACCAGGAGCTTGATTAAATACTGGCTCACCATTAGTAAGTGTAGTAAATGTCCACTTAGGATCTTTAGGATATCTAAA